ATAAATTCGTTACCCATTATTAAGTCCGGGTCTAACAGACTATCTTGCCTTTCGGCTACATTTGGTGGGCCAAGAGAGACTTGAACTCTCAATCCTTTCGGCGGCGGCTTCTAAGACCGCTGTGTATCCCATTCCACCACTGGCCCATAAATCTTTGTATCGTAATTGGTGTGAGGTGGAGATTCGAACTCCGACAACCGGGTCACAGCCGGAAGTGTCAGCCAGTGACAACGGCCTCACCATTGACTTCTTCAAGTGCTTCTTTCAATGCCTGTTTATCCATCAGCTTGAACTTCCAGTCTAGGTGATCACAGCACGGACAATATGAACCGTTCCTTTTCAACCTTGCAACTCTTGGCTCTCTGATTCTAACCTTCATCTTATGCACTCCTAAAATTGGTGGAGAATCCGAGATTCAAACTCGGCTGATATCCTCGGTGCAAGCGAGGCGAACACGTCTAGCATTCCCATTCCCCATTATCGCGTTTGCTGACGTACCCTATGGGCATTGGTAACGATGGTTTCAGCAACTTAATGCCTAACATCACCTTTTCAGCAAAATTGGTCACCTCGGGTGGAGTCGAACCACCGCCACTTCGTTCCAAACAAAGTACGCTACCGTAACGCTTCGAGGAGATAAAACTTTTACAACATATTTGGTGGTTCATCTAGGACTCGAACCTAGGATGTATCGTTGTGCCGGGTTACAGCCGGTCGTCTTCGCCGCTCGACGCAATGAACCATTAAATTGGCTGGTAGTATAGGACTCGAACCTATCATCTCTTGGTTAACAGCCAAGGACCCACACCCGGTGAGATCACTACCAATAAAATCTGACAGAGACTATATTTATACAGCACACTCTGTCTGGCTGTACCCGTGGGGAGCACGGTGTCTGGTTGCGAGAGGTGGAGTTGAACCACAAAGCATCCGGTTATGAGCCGGTTAACACTACCCCGCGTCTTAGCTCTCTCGCAATTATTACTTAGCTGTTACCAGAACATCCACAGCGATTCCAGCTGCTGGGTTATTAGCCGCAAGAAGTACCTCAAGGGCACCAATTGTGGCGACTGCTCTTAGCGTCACTGTAACAGTGAATCCTGTTGTTGTAACCACTGCCTTGAAGGTGTGGTTGGCTGTAGCATTGACAAGCTGAACTTGTAGGTTTGGAACATTTGGGAAAGCTTGAGGGAAAACTACTGAGTAGATTCCAGTGCTGCTTGTTACCCCAGAGTAGGTTTCTTGCCTTTTAATACTGTCAGCATTCACCTTCATGTCAAGTGCTTGCTTTACTTTCGATGTATCGTACAGGTCTTCTGCTTTCATGTCAACCGCCATTTTGCCATTCCTTTAGGCTATTTGTATATGGTGTTTAAAACTGGTTGCCAGAGGTTGAATTGAACAACCATCTATCGCTTATCAGGCGAGTGTAATACCACTATACTATCCGGCAATTATTAGGCCCCTAGGTCTGGACTCGAACCAGAATCTCCTGCGCGCATGTGGCGTGCTCCCATTGCACCACCTAGGGATAAAACTTGGTAGTAAGTGTAGGGATCGAACCTACCTAGAGGGCTTCGTAGACCCTTGCCTAATCCAATCGGCCAACCTACTATATTTGGTGCCCCATCACAGAATCGAACTGCGTTTTCAGCGTTACAAAGGCCGAGTAATACCAATATACTAAAAGGGCGGAATTCTTAGGAGCTATAACGTGCCCGAGACGACTCATTGTATCGCGAGTGACGATGTTTGGCGACCTATAAGGGATTCGAACCCTCAACTGACACATAGACAGTGTGCCTTCCTTCCCAGAGGAAACATAAGCCATGTTGGTACTGTATGTCGGATTCGAACCGACGTCATCTTGGTTGAAAGCCAAGCATCCTAGACCGCTAGACGAATACAGTGTAAATCATTTACCGCTAACTGGATGTTTATCCTTGCGGTTTTTGTTCGGATGACCACCTTTGCTGTCTTTCGAGCGAGAGCGTTCAACCGGAGCGTGTTCTTTGGTTGCATCATATGGACGTTGTGCCATCTTTGTTTCTCCTTTTGTGTAATTCATTTGGTTATTAAAACACGACAAACTAAATCTGTCAAGCGTTTATTTCAAATTATTTTGCACTATCTGGCGCTGGTAGAAGGATTCGAACCCTCACTTGAGGGCTTAGAAGACCCTTGTGCTATCCACTACACCATACCAGCGTTGTTTGGTCTTGCTGCTGGGATTCGAACCCTAATCAACCCTCAGAACGTCTGCGTGCACTCGGACAGAAAGTTAAGTTGACAGTCATACTCCTTCGTTGGAGTCATGCTACCATTACATCACAACAAGATAAATTGGCGGGCCACCTAGGATTCGAACCTAGAATAATCGCGTTTGGAGCGCGGTAGGATGCCAGTTTCGCTCAATGACCCTTAATGCTTTGAACCTTACTGATTAAGTTTAGGTTCCTGTTGAGTTGATCATACTGCTCTTTTTCTCCAGACTCCATCATGTCTGGATGGTAATCTCGGCAACGCTCACAGTAGAACTGTTTTTGCTGTTTGTAGCAAGCAATTTTTAAAGCTTTCAGCCTTTGTGGTGTAAGCTTCATCAAGGCTTTCTCGTCAAATTGCACGACTGTTGCTTCGCTAGATTTCATGATCAACTCCCTTACTAATTCGTGGAGACATTTATAGCACGCTGTCTCCTGAGCGTCAACACGACAATTGGTTCTGCTGTCGTCACATAGGCCGCGACGTAGTTGGTTACGTTGGCCCATACCAAGGCGCGGTATGTATGGTTGAATGGTCTGGACTCTCACCGACATGTTCACGAATTCAACGTGATTCATTCAAATTTGGCAGACCCATCAGGAGCCTGTGGCATTGTACCTAATTTGCCTTATAGTTGGGTCATATCTATCGGCTTGATAATCTCTGTTTGCAGCAGTACATGGTAGACACTTACAGCCAGTCTTATATTTGGCTCTTGTCCCACACAAGGCGGATGACAAGACTGGACGCCTATCATTCACATTGCACCTTAGGTGACTGTAACCAATATTACCTACATCGAAAAATAGACCTACAGGGTCTTCGCTGTCAAGCCAAGGGGTCACATGCTCGATTGAGAAAGTCTCTCTCGACATTGGTTCACCGCACTTGCAACAGGCATCTTGGCCAGTTGTCTTGATGAAATTCCAAAGCAGGTCTTTTACTAGACGACCACTTGCTGTGCTTGGGTTCATACCAAGCTGTTTAGATTTCTTGTCGCTCATCAACTCTCCTTGGAGGTTAGATTTCAGAGGGGCAGACTCATCAGGACTCGAACCTGAAATACTGGTGTCAAAGACCAGTGTGATAACCATTTCACTATGAGTCAACTGTGCTTCAAATTAGTACCGAGAGCTTACTCCAGATGGCCATCCTTTGTCAACTCTCTAGCAGTCTTCCACGCATTTCGTGTGTCTCCAAGTGACCCTCCGCTACGGCTCGAACGTAGTATGCGTATGTTACTGTGTTTGGTGTTGTGAGGCAGTAATTGCAACTACCATTTCCAGCTTCACCTGCTGGCGACCTAAGCTCTTAGTCGATCACAACATAATTGGTGCTCAGTGAAGGAATCGAACCTCCGTAGCCACCGTGTAAGGATGGCGTTCTACCATTGAACTAACCGAGCATAAATCTGGTAGCCAACCCCGGACTCGAACCGGGATATCCAGAAGGTTTGAGCTTCCGAGGTTTACCAATTTCCATTAGTTGGCTATTGTGTGGCAGCGGGTAAAGGAATCGAACCCTCACCGGGTACTAGCCAGTGGGACGGTTTTCTAAACCGCTTCTTCACCATGAAGCCTACCCGCTATAAAATTCGCGGCTGGATTGTGAGGACTCGTACCCCAGCTAGGCTCATTGCCCCGTAGTCATCGCCTCGTGCCTCACGACGAGCTGTTTTCTTATCAGGAGCGACCTGATCATTCTGGCAGAGCATGAAGGATTCGAACCTTCGGGGCGTTTCCACCCTACGGGTTAGCAACCCGCTACCATCGGCCTCTCGGTCAATGCTCTATGTTTGGTTGAACGCCCGAGACTCGAACTCGGTATATTCGGATTAAAAGTCCGATGCCTATCCACTTTAGCTTGCGTCCAATTATTACTTAGCAAAATTGAAGACTGGAGCCAATGGCTTGTCCTCAACTTCATCTGGAGCATCACCGCCTTTAGCGATCTGAATCTTCAAGGATTCATTTGCTCTCAACAAACTTGTGTACATGTCAGCGATGATCTGTTTCATCCTGAACCGCTCTTTCAGCGGAAGGTCTTCATTGTCGCTGATTTCGATCATCGTGTCAAGGGCTGGCCCGTAAACTTTTTTCAGGATTCTCAACCCAATCTCAAGATCGGTTCTTGTAATACCTCTTGCCGCCATCTCAGCTTTGGATGGACGACCACCTTTATTTTTCTGTTGCATATTGCTTTACCTCAATAATTGTGAGTGGTAGACTTACTACCCGAAAGGAGGAGGAAACAGGTACGCTCCACTCACGTAACTCTTATGACATTCCTGTCTGAGTACGCTAAGTATAGCATCTTTGCACGATCTGTCAACCTCTATTTCAGATTATTTTTATCAGTCTCTTGTCGGTGTGTTTGCTGTTACACCGTCTGTCGGATATCGACCTCCAACGTACTCTCGCTCTGTATGCGAGTTATAAGTCAGTGACCTGCACACACTGCAAAGGTCTTCTTCTTTATTGGCGAACTTGTTCCATGCGAGTCTATCATTATTTACCAACGGTACATTACAGCACTTGCATCTCATTTTATGGTTTCCTTGTGGGGTTTATTTCATACAATCTCCTTGTATATCAATGTGTTAGGGGTTTGTATGTTTTTTGATTTTGATGTTGATCTTCTCATGACACTGAGTTTCGTATTGGAAGATAGAACTGTCCCAAGGAAAGCCATACAGACGAATCTGCCTAGACCTACCTTGGTTCTATCCTCCACACAGTCTCATGACACTTGAGATCGTGATTGGCCTGCATGTGCAGGAGAGGGCGTGAACCCTCAGACTCTGATCATTCCACCCATAAGGGCGTCGTCGCTACGCTTTAACCAGATTAGAACTCAGCTTGCCCAGTAGCTTCCTCTTCATAGGCGTACACCTGATGGCCGGTGAGTGCATTCGACATATCTCTCCATCAGTTTTTACATCCTAACATGCGAAATACCGTACGTCAACCCCTTGACATTACGGATAACTATGTTAACATCGGGATTCATTCATTAACAAAGGAGTTTCACCCGTGTCTGAATATCTAGACGTAGTAGAGCAAAACCCGCTGGTGTTTGTCAAGGCAATTTCTAAGGCAATCGCCGAGGGCTACCAAGTCTCCAACACGCTGGAAGGCTACCCAGAGTTCGGTTCGTACATCAACCGTGTCCGTCTATTCAAAGGGATCAAAGAAGCCCCACAGGACTCCCCAGAGGCTGACGGAATCCTGATTGAGCAGTATGACCCAATGGTGTTCCTGCTTGAAGTAGAAAAGGCCGCAGCTGCGGGTTACAAGTACAAGATCGATGGCAGCTTCCACAATGAGGTTGGCCTGCACGGTGCAGAGTTTGTGAAGCCTGAGAAGACGCAGAAGCCTGTGAAAGAGGTTGAAGTGAAGGAGAAGGCTGAACCTAAGAAAGCCGCAAAGAAGCCAGCAGCCAAGAAACTGGAAGCTGAGCCAACTAAAGACGAACTAGAAGGAGACGAATAATGGCAAAACTTACCAAAGCACAGAAGGCTTACTTTGAAGACTTCGCAAAGAATGACCTGAGCAACTACCTGTTCCCAGTGTTGGCCCATCAGGGTCTTGAACTGACCCCAGAGTTGGCGGACAAACTTCTGTCCATGGTTGATCTGGATAAGTACACTGAGATTGTAGGTAGCGAGTTCCTGTCTCGTGCAGACTTCGCAGAAATCAAGCGAGTTGACAAAATCATGAAGAGTGACGAGTTCAACAAGGTGATCATCGCGTCCCAGCAAGTCTCTGACGCTGTGCATGAAGAACGCTTGAGAATCCTGTCTGTTCTGATCCCAGATGACGAGGAAGAAGTCGCAGAGTAATTCAATAGGGGCCTTTTGGCCCCTTTCTCATGGAGGTGCAAATGGCAAAGCGAAATAAGGCTAGTGTGGTTGGCAAGCGTTGGGAAGAGAAAGAACACCTTGGACGTGAAGTTAAACCCAAGTTTGGAGAAGCCCGTCAGGATGGCCGTACACAGGCCGATACAAAGCCCCTGACACCCCGCAACGAGAAGCAACGTGCTTACATTCAGTCTATCAACGAAAACCCTCTGACAATCGCCACAGGGTACGCTGGTACGTCCAAGACCTACATTCCAACTGTCATGGCATGTGATGCCTACCTTAAAGGTGAGATTGACAAGATTGTGTTTGTTCGTCCCAACATTTCGAACAGCAAGTCTCTTGGTATGTTCAAAGGTAGTGCAGTCGAGAAGATGGAGATGTGGCTGATGCCAGTAATCAACATCCTCAAGGCAAGACTGACTCCGGGCGGACTCCAGACAGCTATCGAGAATGGCAACATTCAATATGTACCTCTTGAAGTCTTGAAAGGTTTCAGTGCTGAGAAGTGTTTCTTTATTGTTGACGAAGGTGAAGACATTAACCAAGAAGAGGCCAAGAACATCGTTACTCGTCAGGGTAAGGGTTGTAAGATGGTTATCTCGGGTGACGTAAGCCAGAGTGCATTGAAGGGCGGCAGCGGATTGAAGATGCTTACCAAGATGGCACAGAAGCACACACATCTGCCGATTGGCTTTGTTGACTTCAACCATGTAAACGATATTGAGCGAAGCCAAGCCTGTAAGGATTGGATCATCGCATTTGAGAAAGACGAAAGGGAGGGTACAAAGTATGACTGAGGAAGTTCGTGAAATCTACGGCAAGCCGACCAGAATTTTGCTGAACCAGCATGTGGTCAATGAGTACCACGTAAGACTGGCAAGAGTTATTTCAGATATCGATGACTTCGATGAAGAGTTTCAACTTCTAGCAATGGCAGGAGAACGAGATGTTATTAATTTGGATATTGTCACTCCGGGGGGCAACGCTGATACAGCTCACATGCTCTGCCGGGCTATTGCTCGCACAGCCGCACACACGGTCGCTTATATTGGCCCCACTTGTGCAAGCTCTGGGACGGCTATCGCACTAGCGTGCGACGAGTGGGAGATTGATGACATGTCGTCCTTCATGATCCACACGGCCAGCTATGGCACTGGAGGCTTGGCCCCGCACATCCGTGACCATGTCAAGCACAGTGACAAGATGATCGAGCGCTTCGTTCGTCTCACCTACACAGGGTTCCTGACTGAGGAAGAGATTGGACAGGTGCTGGAAGGTCGTGAACTCTACTTCGAAGGTGAGGAGCTTGCCTCTCGTCTCGAAGCCTTCGCTGAATACCGTGATGCTGTACGTCAGGGGTTGGCTGAGGAAAAGGTTGACACAGACCCGTTCGACCAGTAAGATTGCCGACAAGCCGGGTATCCCAGTGATGCTCGGCTATTTTTATGCGTGGATTTAGGAGGTGTTATGAGTTTGCACAATGAGATTATGAATATTCCTACCGGCAGGCGCCAAGAGATGGCTGCCGTTGATACAAGTAACCCGATTCTTGTGTACAGAATGGGACACCGTGATGCTCGCCACGCAGCTGCTGAGTTGTCCTTGAAGTACGAGAACCTGATTGAAAGGCTTCTCGAAGCTCTTGAGCGGCGTCACGCTGATGACTATGTTGATAGCATCCGCGAGGAGTTCAACCTGTATGAGTAAGATTAGCCTAATGGAACAAGTTTTGGAGAAGATGCAGGCTAAGGAAGACATATACACGTCTTATCTGGTTGACAAGCAGAAGATTACCCTTGTTAGTTACAAGGAATTTGCCAAATGGGACTTCATACCAGCTGCAACATTTTACATCAAAGATGCAATGGGCGATTACGTCTTCGTACACACTGCTAAGCGAGCAACAGCACAAGAATGGGTTGACAATGAGTACGGTAAAGGGCGATACTCTGTAAACGCAAGCCGCTTGCAGAAGGGTAAGCCACTGGGTGAAGACAGCAAGCCTGCCTTCGGAACCGCCACACGAAGAGGACAAAAACGATGAAAATCAATGATCTTGTTGGACTGCTGATGGAAGCACAGATGAAGTATGGCAACATCGACCTCGCTTGTCCGGGCGACCATCAGATGCTGTATAAAGTCTCTGGAGTTGAACTCTCGTATGTAGAGGACATTCAAGAGTACCAGATGGAAGAAAAACACTCAGATAATATCGAAGACTTTATCGCCGATGGCGGCAACCCAACCAAAGTGCTTGTGGTGTACGGCTGATGTGGATTGCTCAGTGGCCTGACGGAACATGGATACTTTACCGTGGCAAGCCAGTCCTTAAAATGGGAGGTTGGGACGGCGAACAAGTTGGGATCGTGTCCCGATCCCTTTATATGTTAAGTTGGCGGGAGACTTTGAAGGAGGTTGACCCCGCAGAATGGGAGGTGAGATGAAGTATGACCAGATGCACATGTCAACGGCAGAAGCCTACGAATCTCAGTCTCAATGCCCACGCACGCATGTGGGCTGTGCTCTCGTACTGGCAACCGGAGTCGTGTCGGGTGGATTCAACGGCCATGCAAGTGGTGGACCTAATCAATGGGAGTTCTCACCTGACGGGAATCCCGAGGTTGTACACGCCGAGCTTAATAGTTTGGGCAAATGCCTTGAACAGGGACTCTCAACAAAAGGGGCGACAATGTACGTTACTCTCTCACCTTGCCTTGAATGTTCCAAGTTATTGGTTAGGGCAGGGGTTAGACGTGTCGTTTACAGAGACGAGTACCGCCTGACAACAGGCATAGACTATCTTAGAAAATATAATGTGGAGGTGGAAAAGTATGAGTGTGACAATAGTATCAGTTAATCTCAAGACTGAGTCTGGTGATGACTACCTGTTTACTTATGACCAAGTAGATAGTATTGAAGAGTTTGTAGACCTTGTTGAGAAAGACCTTGGAGAAGAGCTGGCGTATGTTTATGGCTTTACTATGAATGTACTGCACAGCAGTGAGAGTATTGACAAATGGGAATACGCTCTTTGGGCAAGAATCACCAATATGGGAGACGACGAATGATCAAGACACTGTATGGCAAGGACAAGAAAGGCACCTACAAGGTTTGGTCAATTGTCACTTCAACCGAAGGTGAGATTGTAATCTCTTACGGCAAGGAAGGCGGCAAGCAGACAGTTAAGAAAGAGACTGTCGAGCAGAAGAACGTCGGCAAAGCCAACGAGA